AAAAGTTTTCAGGCCAGGGAAGCGACCCAGGGAAGGAAGATGTCGTCCGCCGTGAAGAATCCCAGGATTCCGCGCGGATAGGTGTTGATCCAGTCTTCGACGGCCTTGATCGCCTTCGCCGTGACTTTCCCGAAGTCGGTCCCCTTCGGGAACCAGCGGCGGATCATTCCGTTTATATTTTCGTTCGTTCCCCGTTCATAGGAAGAATAGGGGTGGCAGTAGTAGACCTTCGTCCGGCTCTGGCCTTTGCGAAGACAGGACCGTTCCAGGCCCTCTACGTCGGAAAACTCCGTCCCGTTGTCGACGGTGATCGTCCGGAAGACCTTGCTGAACATAGCCCCATAGCGGCGTTCAAGGCGATCCAGGGCGCGGACGACGCTGTCGGCGGTCTTGTCCTTCATTTTGATGATTATTTCCTTCCGGCTTTTCCGCTCCGATAGGACCAGAAGGACTTCCTTCGTCCGTTTCTTTCCGACGACACAGTCCATTTCCCAGTCGCCCAGTTCGGCGCGGTCGTCGATCTCTGGGGGCCGCTTCTCGATACTGGTCCCCGCTGATGCTCTGGCCGCCTTCTTCTGAACGCGGGTATAGGGCCGCTTCTTCTTCCCCTTGCGGGGAAGGTGACACTGTTCCAGGTTCAGGAAGACGCCCTTCTTGATGTAGGAATACAATGTCGCTTCACAGATCGTCGTGTCGAACTCGATCGCCCAGGACCGCCGCCGGGGAATAGCCGTCGTTCACAATGCGGCTTTCGATGTGTTCGGCCAGGCGCCGGTCGGACCCGATTTTCAGGTCCGGCCCCTTTGCCGCCAGGTTCGCCCTGTACGCGGCTTCGGCTATTTCTGGACTGTACCGGGTTTCGGTGGTCAGGTCAGAATTAAGATGTTCATACTGGCCGCGCTTGATCTCATTATAGATCGTGTTCCGGTGGACGCCGATGTCGTCGGCGATCTTCTGGACTGGATCGCCGTGTTTCAGGCCGGATTCGATTTTCAGACGGTCGTCCCAGGACAAGTGTTTGAATCTGCGTCGTTTCATTGTAATTCCTCCCATAGAACAGAAAAAGGCCCCCGCCTTTGCCTTTTGGCAAGGGACGGGGGCTTCGTCGCGTTGTCAGATCAGTTCGCGCGGGTGAACGCCCAGGAAGTCGGCTATCCGAAGGGCCACGGCCAGGGACGCGGTTTCGATCCCGCGTTCGCCATTCTCGAACTTCTGGATCGTCCGGATATTGACGCCGGTTCCTTTCGCAAGGGCGGCTTGCGTCAGCCCCCTTTCGCAACGCAAACGCGCGACTTTGGTCGTGTTCTTCGTGCTTCCTGATTTCATGGTGATCGCCGCCTTCCTGTTTTCTGCTCTTATATTACGCCTTTTGGGGCGTAATGTCAAGAGGGGGAATGAAAAAAATCCCACGAACTTTCCTGTCCGTGGGATCAGAACGGTTCCGGGTCCAGAAGACTTTCGACAGGGACTTCAAAGATTGCCGCGAAGGCGCGAAGTTCGTAGTCTGTGACCAGACGTTCGCCGGCTTCGACGCGGCTGATCGCGTCCTGTTCAATCTCGACGCCGCGCATTTGCATTTTAGCCGCCAGGCGTTCCTGTGATATGCGCCGGGTGACGCGCTCCTTCCTGACACGCTCCCCACAGATATTCCGCCGGCCCAGGTATTCCAGCTTCTTCACTTTCTCGCCTTCTTTCATGGGTATATTCAGTAGTTTACTTGACATTACCATGAAAGGCGAATTATAATCATGGATATGAACCATAACTTCAAAATAATTCAGACAGGGGGTTAATACATGGTGTGGAAAATAGGCGGGGTCCTTTCTGCGATCCTGGCCGTCCTGGCCGCGCTGATCACGCTGACCACGGCGGCCGAATATAAGACGAGGATCGAATGGGTGATCACCCTGATCTTTGTCCTTCTGGCGGTTCTGTGCTTCTGGCGCGGTGCGAAGGCCGGCGCCAGGAAGAAGGCGAAGCGCGCCGCCGCGCAACAGGTATTTATGACGGATCAGGAACTTGAACAGATTCAGGCCGGCGTTCTTCCGGTTCTGCCCGGCGTTCCGGTGGTCCTGGGTGAAGGCGAAGTCGCCCACTTCTTCGGACCGGCGCGGCGCTATATCACGAAGACGAAGGCGGTCGGCCGGACCGGATCGGGCGGCGGCGTCAGCGTCCGCGTGGCGAAGGGCGTGTCGCTTCGGACCGGCGGCGGGGCCAGTCAGACGGTTTACAACGACGTCACGGATTCCTTCGTCGGACAGGTGATCCTGACAAACAGGCGGGTCGTCTTCCTGGCGAAACAGAACGGCTTCGACTGTAAACTGGACGCCATTTCGGCGATTACGCCAGAAGGCGATCGGCTTATGATCCAGGCCGGGGCGAAGACTTATCGCCTGACCGTGGAACGACAGGGTCACTTCGCGAAGGCCCTTGACATGGTCGTCAGAAAATAGAAAAAAGGCGGGCGGGTTTCCCCGTCCGCCTTCTTCATTTCATTCGGTTGTTTATGGCCCTGTCGATCTTCCGGGTCACTCTGGCCTGTTGGGTGTCCAGTGTCCGCTTGACGGCCCTTTTCATGGTGAAATGGCCGCGCACATAGCCGCCCTTCGGTCCGACGAACATTCCGCCTTCCGGATCGTCCCGGCTATATACGAAGGTAAAGCCTTCCCAGTGACCGGGGACGAAGTGACTTCGGAATCCGTGTTCCAGATGTCCGGCATAGTCCAGCGGGTTATAAAACCGGACGATGTACTTCTTCCCGCTCCGGTGCGCCCGTCTGTCGCTTTTCCAGTTCCGCCGGTAGTCGCCAGTATTGACGATGTCCGGGGAATCGTTCTTACAGATCAGTCGGGCCTGTTTTACGGCGTAGACGCCTTCGCCGACGGCGATCGTGTCCATGATCTCAGGAATATCATCTTTCAGGGCTTGAAGTTGGGCCGTGAACAGGGCCAGGTCCTTTTTGTGAACCGCCATAGTTCGTCACCCCTTTCCGGTAGGACTGGGGGCGGGTTGCCCCGCCCCCTTTGCGCTGTTTCTGGGGGTTATTCCTGGCCGGTGTCTTCCTGGCCGTCACGGCCGTCACTGGACAGCTTGTCGCCCGTGGCGTCGGTGACGTCCTTGAACACCTTGATCATCTGTTTCAGGAACTTCGGGACGGGGGCGCCCAGGGCGCCGGCGTTCTCCGTAATGCTTCCCAGTTCCGTCAGAATGTACCACACGACCACGATCGGGCAAATTAAAACCGTGTAGTCGAAGGGAAGGGTGATCGCCGGGATATTGTTGACCACCAGGCCGACGACGATGTCGGCCAGTCCGGACACAATGACCGCGATCAGCGATCCGCATTTGTGCCACAGGCCGGCCCTGGCGACCGCCGAAGACCATTCGCCTTTCTGCATAGCGGCCGCCGTCCCGGTCAGGTAGTCGATCACCATGCACAGGAAGAACATGATCACCAGCCAGCCGAACCAGCCGAAGGCCGCCGTCAGCGCGCCGAAGAACGCCACGACGGACGCCTTCAAAGTGTTGATATGATCCATTTTGCACCTGCTTTCCTTCCGGATCAGTCCGGAATCTTTAATTTTTGCCCCGCGTAGATAGTCGTGGACGTCAGGCCGTTCAGCTTTTGGATTTCCGGCCAGTGCGAACCGCTTCCAAGCTGTGAAGCCGCGATCGACCACAGGCTGTCCCCCTTTTTCACTGTGTAGGTTTTCGGCGCCTTCTGGGCGCCGGCGTTGCCGGCCGGAATCTTGATTTTCTGGCCGACGAAGATCAGGTTCGGGTTCTTGATCCCGTTGTAGGCGGCGATCGCCTGGTAGGTGGTCCCGTACTTCGCCGCGATCCCGGACAGGGTGTCGCCGGCCTTCACGGTGTAGACCTTTTCGACGGACGCCTGGCCGGTTCCCTGGGGTTTCCCGCCGGCGGCCGCGCCGGCGCCGTCCCAGATCGTCAGGTCATAGGTTTCGATCAGGCTGACCAGCTTCGCCGTATAGTTCGGGTCCGTGGCGTAGCCGTCTTCGCGGACATACTGACAGGCCAGTTTATAGTCGGTCAGGCCGCGAAGGTTTTTGTAACGGTCCAGGCGGTTGAACAGGGCGGAATGATCCGCCAGGGATTCCGCCCAGGACGGATATTGCCGGAATGTGGCGTCCACGGTCACATACTTCGTCCCGTCCCATTCCTGGGTCTTGCAAGTGTAGCCCTGGCCGTTATAGGTTCCCTTGATCCCGAACAGGTTGTTCGCGGCCGTGGTCAGGCCGGACTTCCCCCAGCCGGATTCAAGGATCGCCTGGGCGATCGTCAGGGACGCCAGAATCCCGTTCTTCTTCATGTCAGCGGCCGCCAGGGGGCCGATCTTGTTGATGAAGGACTTCTGGTCGGCGGTTCCCTTCGTGGCCGTCGGGACGGTCTGGGTCGGCTCCGCCTGGGTCGCGTCGGAATAGTCAACATAGGGAAGGCGGCCGTGTTTTGTCCACTTCCGGGCGTTATAGCCGGCCTTCTGGCCGATGTTCGCGACGGCCGTGATCTGGACCTTGTTTTCCCACTTCGGGGAACACTCCACGGCCAGGCCGTCGCCAATATAGACGCCGATGTGGCCTTCCAGCCACACGACTTCGCCGGGGACCATGTCGGCCCAGCCGGCCTTCGACCCGCCGCCAGGACACTTCGCGATCATACTGTCCGCCCCGATGTCGGGGACGCCGTTCACGGCGTAGCCGGCGCCGCCATAGGTTCGGGCCGCGTCGCCGGTCCACCCCCACAGGACGCCCTTGATCAAACAGACACAGTCGAAGCCGAAGACAGGCGGGGCCTGATCGGCGGCCGCCTTGATCATAGCGGTCCGGGCGCTCTGTTTGTTGTAGTCGTGATTCGTACAGTAGCGGGTCACGTTCTTCCCGGTCAGGGGCGCGCCGA